GTCACTTAATAAATTACCATTCACAACATTCAAGAATCAACAAATAAGAGATATCACAAAAGGATATAAGCTCGAGGATATTGTTCCAAGGCAGTATGGTCTTAACAATTATGTAATTGAAGATGGTGATAGACCAGACACTGTATCATTTTTTGCATATGATACTCCAAACCTTGCATGGTTAGTTTTGTTACCTAATGTAAAACTAGATCCATATTTTGAATGGCCACTATCAACAAGAGAGTTTGAACAACATATGATAGCTAAGTATGGATCTCTTGCAGCAAGTCAATCTGAAATACTATTTTATGAACATCAAACAAAAGATATAACAATATCAGTTGATACATATAATCATGCTGGCTTCTATAGTGAGATAACAGCTGGTGACTATACAGGAGTCACTGCATATAGTTATTTTGATAGAGTAAATGATAACAAAAGACACATAAAGCTAGTACCTCCTGCTGTTGTAGATAGAGTACTAACTCAGTTAGATAGGTTATTTGATGGCTAAAATTGGCTCGTTAGTTATTGACACATTACATCTTGTAGCTTTGAATAAAGATGGTAGTGTCAAGGCTGGCCCGGTTGAATTATACTCAAAACTCATAAACGCTGTTATAACACAGAGTTTGTTTGAGAGTTCTATTACTATGACACTTACCATAAGTGAAGCAGAAGGTTTACTTACAAGATTCAACAAAAAGGGTATACTTGGCCAAGAGTTTGTAATATTACAAGCTAGAAGTGATCATGCACAAGATAGACCAATAAATTTGCAGTTTCATCTACGTTCTGTAAGAGAAGCTGAGTTATCAACTCAAGGACAAAGTGCAATGTTAGTCCTTGAATGTGTAACTAAAGAATCACTACTTAATTCATACGTTAGTGTCAACCAGTCATTTAATAAAACATATGATGGTGTTGTGAAAACTATATGGGACAGATATATACTTAATAATGAAAAGTTTCAAAACTTTAAGTCATCTACTGTAACACCGTGGACCAAAAGAAATATTGAGACACATCCTACACAAAATGTAATAAACTCATTCATTATTCCAGGTAGAAGTCCTTTTGAAGCTATCGATATGTGTGGAAGAAGAGCTCATAACTTTGAGTTTGGTGGTAGTATGTTTCTTTTTTATGAAACAATAAATGGTTACTTTTTTCATAACATTGAACAACTTATATTTGATCAGAATGAACTATTGAAGTCAGAGCCACAACTTAGAAGTTATAGATGGAGTCCTGTTGATGACTCTAGTGAAAATACAGTTGATGAGCTCAAGAAAATTAAATCATTGGATGAGTTGAAACTTCCAGATCAAGGATTTTTAGGTCAAACTGGTTCACTAAGGAATACTGCGAGAGCTTTAGATGTTGTGGGTAAGACTTACAGAGATATTGCATTTGACTACCAAGAAAAGACAAGAGGTGCATATCAGTTCATTGACCCTGATGGCTCTACTTTTATTGATGATGACTTTCATGATATGTTTGTTGAGGATACTTACGAGTTCCTAATCATTAAAGATACAACAAAAAGAAATCAATTCTATGAGCACATTATTAGTCAAAGAATACCTTTTGCTCATCATTTATTTTCACAACAACTTAACGTCACATTGAATGGTGATATAACATTGGTACCTGGAGAAATGATTGATCTTCAGATACCTGAGCAATCTGCTTATAAAGGTGACATGCAAACTTCAGTTTCATCAAATAGACTTGGTGGAAGATGGATGATATCAACTGTGAGACAATCATTTGACTCTGGTGAATCTCATAGTACTGTGTTATCTTGTATAAAGAACTCTGGTATACCAGGAGATAAAACATGAGTTTCAATTCAGCTGAAGCATTGATTACAGTACAACATTTTATAGGTGTTGTTGAAAATAGAAACGATCCATTGAATATTGGTCGTTGCCAAGTTAGAGTTTATGGTGTACATTCAGAAGATAAGACTGAGATACCAACAGCTGACTTACCATGGGCAATGCCAGTCATGCCTCCTACTAGCGCATCAATAAGTGGTGTTGGAGTTAGTCCAACAGGTCTTGTCGAAGGTAGTTGGGTATTTGGTATGTTCATTGATGGTATTGAAATGCAACAACCAATCATACTTGGTTCATTGGTTGGTATACCTACAGAAAAGATAGCCTCTAATCTTGGATTTGGTGATCCAAGAGGTGTGTATCCAAAAGAAAAGTATCTCAAACAAAGTGATGTCAATAGATTAGCAAGAGGTGACCAAGCTGAGGGTGAAGAGTCATTAGCAATAAAGAACAGAGATAGAGTAACAGAAATACCAACAGCAGTACCACCTATTGTTGAATCAGTTAGAAACTTAGATGGTGCCAAAGTTCCAACCAGTGATAAGCACAATGCTGGTAAGGCTGGAGACTTTTACTATAGAAACTATTGGAGTGAACCATTTCCAAGGTATGGTGGACAGATAGACGGCGAAACTTGTTTCTTAGATGATGATAAAAAAAGTCAAATATGGGAAGGTAGAACTGGAGATAAGACTCCTAACAAATCTTCATATCCATATAACCACACTTACACTACAGAGTCTGGTCATGTTATGGAATATGATGATACTCCAGGTAGTGAGAGAATACATCAATATCATACAAAAGGTAGTTTCTATGAAATACAACCAGATGGTACAAGAGTAACAAAAGTTGTTGGTGATGACTTTGAGATATTTCTCAAAGGAAAGAATGTTGTTGTAGAAGGTAACATGAACCTTACAGTCAAAGGAGATGTAAGGTTATTAGTAGAAAATAATTTGTACCAAGAAGTAAAAGGTGATTATCATCTTCGTGTTGATGGAGATATGGTTACAAAGATCAGAGGTAATGAACAGAAAGAAATTGAAACAAGCAAGTCTACACAAATCAATAAGAACAGATCACTAAGAATATCTGGCAATGAAGATAGTACTATAGATGGAGAAACAAGACAGAAGTTTAAAGGTGAAAGATATCAAGTATTCTCTAACAATGTTACAATGACTATCAAAGGATTTGAAAGACATCTAATTACAGATGGTTCATTTACAATGTATACCAGTGGCAATACTAACATAGTATCTGATTCAAATATAACATTGAAGTCTACATCTAATGTTAATATTCACACAGAAGATGGTTTGAACATGGATGCATTAGGCAATACTACTATTGATACACCGCAACAGTTTCTTGTTGGCACCAGTGTCACGCCAACGAATACATTTATCAAATCAACTAGAATTGATCTAAACGAATGAGTATGAACTTTAGCATAGAGGAATTCAATAAGGCACTACAAAATAGTGGTATTGATGAAAAGCTATCTGATATAACTGATACTGTTGCAACTCAACTAAACAGTATTGTTGCTCTTGATGTATCTGCTGAAAGTCCTTCTACACTAAAGTCTACACTTCAATCATCTACAGATGCTATTGCTGATATAACAAATGTATTGCATGAAGCTACTGCTGAACTAGCACCTCAGCTTACAAGTTTACAAGAAAAAATGGGTGAGGTGCTCTCTGGTAGTGCTGCTGTTGGTCAACTACAGTCTTTAATTGATAGCGTTTCAAATGACATAGACATACCTTCTGTTGAAACATTACAACAAAGAGCTAGTGATTCTTTCACATCTATACAACAAACTGCATTAGATGCACTGAGAGGTCAAGAAGATGACTTTGCTCCTGGAGGTACTTGGAGTGATGCATCTGGAGCAATAAGAGCTCAGTTGAATCAAGCTACTACTAGCATTACAGGTTCAGCATTTGATCCAGGTAGCTTATTTGAGAATATTGTATTCAAAACTGAACCTACATTTGATGAAGATGGTATACAAAATGGTGAAAGAGTTGTTGCACAAAAACTTGGTAAGGCTCCAGTACAACCAGTTAAAGATGCATTGTCTGATGTTGATCTCAAACCTTATGAGATAAAACAACCAGCTGAAATTGTAAAGAACAAGCTGTTAGAAGACAAAGGAACATCTATTGCCACACTGTCTACTGTTATAAATAAATTTAAGGAAAGAATTGCCACTGATGTGGTGTTTGATGAATCAACTGGTGAGAATATAGTGTTTGTTAGGACCATTGATGAAGATGGTGCTGAGATAACACTACCAGCTGGTTTTGCAAGTAAGAGTGACTTTGAAGAATCATTTGTGCAAGCAAGAAATGCAGCACAAGGTATGATGCAAAAGAATGCTGGTGAATTAAGAAAGTTTGTAGGAGATAACACTGAAGTAGCTCAAGATACATTTGAACGATTAAGTAAGATAGCATCTACACTACCTACTTCAGAACTAAGTGGTGGAAATGTAATAAAATTTGAAAGAGATCCAATCACTGGACTTGCTGTCAACCCTGAGAATGCATTGAATGCTTTTGGACCTACCATAGAGGCAGCTAAGAAAGCATCTCCTGGTATTGAAGATAACTTGAAAGAGCTCTCAGAGAAATTCAAAAAGTACTTTACTCAGTTGGGTAAAGAACTACCGCCTGGTCAAGAACCAGAGCCATTCGACGAACCTGAGGAGGGTGCAGAGTGAGTAAAGTTGCAGTTGTTACAGAGAATAGATCAGATGTTACTGTCTATTCAGATTTCTTTACAGACTTCTCTCGTAATGCAGTCACAGGTCAACTAAACAAAAAAACTAATGCTGAAGCTGTAAAACAATCAGTTAGAAACCTATTACTTACAGATAAGCTAGAAAGATTGTATCAACCAAGTGTAGGAGCTGGTCTAAGAGCTTTGTTATTTGAAAATGCAACACCATTTACTCAAATGCAAGTTCAATCATATATTAACGAAGCAATACGCAATCATGAGCCAAGAGCCGAGCTTATATCAACTGAGCTGGAGTTTAGGAATGATCAACACACTGCAGAGATAGTAGTAACATTTGCCATCATAAATATAGAAGACCCAGTAACATTTACCATAGGACTAGAGAGGACTAGATAATGGCTACGACCAATACAGAATTTTCGGTCGCCAACTTAGATTTTAGTACAATAAAATCTAACTTAATCACGTTTATGCAAGGCCAGGATATCTTTTCTGACTATGACTTCACTGGATCTAACTTAAATGTATTGATGGATCTGTTGTCATACAACACGTACTACAATTCAATATATCTTAACCATGTTGCAACTGAGATGTTTCTTGACAGTGCACAGTTAAGAGATAGTGTGTACTCAATATCCAAGTCACTAAACTATCTACCAAGATCATTTAGATCATCGTTAGCATATGTAAACATCAATGTGAACCCAACAAGCAATCCACATCAGATCACAATACCAAGACTTACTAAGTTAACATCTACTATTGGTGACAATACATATACATTTTCAACCAATTCAGATATAATTGTGTATGCAAATAACAGCTATCTTGCTTCTAATGTAGCAATATACGAAGGTGATATAGTTCAAGAAGCATTTCTCGTTACAAATACATCACCAAACACACAAAGTTTCTTTATCAACAACTCAGATGTTGATGTTACAAGTCTTGCAGTAAAAATAAGAACTTCAAACACGGATAGTACAAATTCTGAGTACACAAGAGCAAATACACTATTTGGATTAACAAGTACAAGTAATGTATACTTTGTAGAGCCATCAACTAATGGAAGCTACAAAATTGTATTTGGAAATGGTACTTTTGGAAGACAACCATCAAATAACAATTTGGTTGAGATATCTTACAGAAGATCTAATGGAGAAGATCCAAATGGAGCTAATAATTTTTCTGCTGATAGTATCGCTGGCCACCCTGCAGCTATTAGTTTAGTTACCAGAGCTACTGGTGGATCAGGACCACAAGAACTTGATGATATAAGGTTCTCAGCTCCAAGAGCATTAGCAGTTCAAGAGAGAGCTGTTACAAAAGAAGACTATAAGACTATAGTTACAAATGAGTTCAATGATATTTCATCAATGAATGTCTATGATGGTGCAGATGAACCTGTAC